TTGTTTGAAAGTTGTTGTGGACGGCGGTGCAAATCCGCCCACCTCCACCAAAAGTATATTGACGAACCGAGTTATCGGTAGCAAACACACATTATAGTTGTGGCAATATACTTCTGATGGGGGTGTTATAGATTCGACATGGCAATCATTAGAACAATGGAGAGTCGCCAGAGTAGGCGTAATAACTAAATTAAATTAAACGCAAACGATAATAAGTTCGCATTAGCAGCCTAAAAACTGCTTAGGGTTTCGCCAGTTCCTCGTAACAGAATACTGGCACTTTTATAAAAGGAAATTATTATGAAAAAACTAATCGCTCTCGTAGCTGCAACTTTCGCTGTAACAGCATTTGCTCAAGCACCTGCTAAGAAAGAAGAAGCAAAGAAAGATGCACCAAAAGCTGAAGTGAAGAAAGAAGAAAAGAAGAAGTGATTCTTTAAGGCTTCGTGGGTAGCCTTCTTCAGAATACCCACACCATTTTATTATGAGATATTATGCCTTTATTCGTTGAAAAAATTGAGCCTGTAAAAGAATTACAGAAAATTGAAATTCAACCAGCAGTTACAAAGGTTGAAAATTCATCAGTTGGTGATTACGAATTATTGTTTATAATATCTCTTGTTCTGGTAATCTATCTACTCAGAGCACCTCTACTTGCCTTATGCTTATTTGTTTTTAAGTTAGGCATCATCTCAATTTTTGCCTACTGTGGCTACATTTTAATGATACAATAAACTATTATGAAAATTTATTTAAGTAACTACCGTTATCATTGGATTTCTCCATATACAATTCTGGAACATATTTTTTTCTGGACTGATTGGAGTAAATGTGGCCGTAATAAAGGCGTAATTGAAGATAAAGATTATGTGGATCATCCTGAATGGGTTGAACGATGGGCTAACCGAATTACACCTATCAGTACCGCTATCCGTGTAGTATTAGATTTTATTCACCCACCAATTAAATATGTAAAGATTGACCGCTGGGATACTTGGTCAATGGATCATACCTTGGCTCATATTATTTTGCCAATGTTGAAACAACTAAATGAAACCAAACATGGTGCACCTTATACGAATGATGAAGATGTGCCAGAATATTTGCGTAGTCATATGGCACAACCAAAAGAAAATGAATGGGATACAGATAGTTTACACTTCATGCGTTGGGATTGGATTCTTGCTGAAATGATTTGGGCATTTGAACAAGAATTAAAAGATGATGATGAACACCAATTCTTTGACCATTCTGAATGTGGTGATGAAAAATTCCCATGGAATAAAGATGGTCAATATGTAAGTAAAGTTAAAGTAGACCGTGAAGGTTTAGAAGCACATCAAAAACGAAAGGCAAACGGCTTTAGATTGTTTGGTAAATATTATCAGAACCTTTGGGATTAAAATGGAAAAAGATTTAAGAGCTTATATCAAAGTATATGAAAATCATCTAAGTGATGAGGTTTGTAAGCAGACGCTAGATGAAATTGAAAGAATTAAATTTCACCAACACACATTTTATGATCCTACTAATGGGTCATATGCAACAAGAAGTGGCAACCGTGAATTAGATGTTTCTTGGGATACGGTTTCAACTAGGCCAATTATCATGGAAAGAATTTGGGATGGAATATCACAATATCTTCAAGAACTGAATTTTCCTTGGTTTGCTACTTGGAAAGGTTACAGCGGTGTAAGGTTCAATCAATATAAAGAAGATAGGTTGATGGCAGAACATTGTGACCATATCCATTCATTGTTTGATGGTGAAATAAAAGGTATACCAACGATTAGTATTGTTGGTACATTAAATGATGATTATGAAGGTGGCGAGTTTGTTATGTTCCAAGACGAAGTGATAAAAATGCCAAAAGGATGTCTTTTAATGTTTCCTTCCAACTTTTTATATCCACATAGAGTTGATCCAGTAACAAAAGGAATTAGGAACACTTACGTTTCTTGGGCTTATTAAGAAAAAAATTTACTAAATAGATTATCGGCATCACACACTAAGCCGATAACACACAAACACACAGGAGAATTACTATGTCTAATATGACAGCTTTTGAAATACGCCTCGAGCTATTAAAAATGGCACGAGATATGCTTTCCGATGATTACTTTGGCAAGCGTGAGCAAATATCAAATCAATGGTCGACCGATTGCGATACGGCCAAAATCAATGGGCAGGAACCACCGAAGCATCCAGGTTACCCGCCATTTCCATCAGAACAAGAAGTCATTAACAAGGCAAAGACCTTGAACGATTTCGTTTCTAACATTACCACAGAACAAAAGACTACAAGCAAAAAGTCCGCCTGATGGATCGGAAAGGCTTCGGCCTTTCCTTAACAAAAAGGAGATGTATGCGAAGTAAAACGATACTTTTAAGTATAATTTTATCAGTAATTATTTTAGCAGCAACGGCTGCAAATGTCCATTCAAATGAAGGCAAGTATTATATACCTGCAAGCATTGGATATAAAGCACTCTCTAAACCAACACAAAAACAAGTTGATTGTTTAGCAGAGAATATCTATTTTGAAGCAGGCCATGAACTAAAAGATGGTCAGATTGCCGTTGCACTTGTTACCCTCAATCGTCTAGCATCAGGAAACTATGGCTCAGATGTTTGTGATGTTGTAAAGCAAAGAACGGTAATTAATGGCAACACAATTTGCCAATTCTCATGGATGTGTGATTCAATGTTTACCTCCAAAAGGTTGACAATCATACACACTTCATTGTATAATAGCGTCAGAGAAGTAGCTGTTTATGTTTTAATGAATTATGAGAACATGACAGATATTACTAAAGGTGCAACATACTATCATGCTGATTATGTGAATCCTCAATGGAAATTACCAAAGACCACACAAATCGGTAGGCATATATTTTATAAACGCCATTCTGATTTAGTAACGATGAAAAGGGAAATAAAAATATGAGCGATTTAAGAAAAGATATCATAGGTGTTATTATTGCAAGTGCAATTGTTTTCATGTCCGCAATAATTTCTATAGCAGTTTATCATATAAATGATAGAGCATTAATGTCAAAGAACATTGATGCTGCCATTGCAAAGGGAGTTGATCCTGTTGCGGTGCGTTGTTCATTTGTTCAACAAACAGATACCATTTGTGTTGCATATGCAGCTGCACAAGGTAACCATACAGGATCACCATCGCCTAAAAAATAATTGAAAGTTTATTATGCAAAATGTGATTGTTGGTTTTTCTGTAATATTATGTTTGATTGCTATTGTTCTTCACACGATATTTGCTTATGAGCCTGTTCGTGTGAAGATTTATGATTGCACTATTTCTGAAGTTAGTGCAGATTATCCAGTTGAAGTGAAAGAAGAATGTCGTAAAAGGAAAATGATATGAGTAAGTTTACATTTATTTGTGAAGAAGAAGCTATGCCGTTTGCTGATGCGGTTTCATCTAAAAGAACGGTTGAATTCAAGGCTGAAACCATAAGTGATATTGTTAATGAATTTGAAATGTTTCTAAAAGGTTGCGGCTTTAGTTTTGATGGTCGTTTGGATTTGGTACAAGAAGAACACGAATGGATTCAGGACAAGAGAGCAGACCAAGAGTTTGATTATAGATAATGCCAACTAAAGACGAAATGATGAGGTTCGCCAAAGAAATCGACAAATTGGTTTCCGAAACGGACTATAATTATATTGAAGCGATTACTGAGTATTGCAAGAAAACAGGATTAGAAATTGAAGTGGCGGCTACTTTGGTAAATGCCAATCTCAAATCTAAGATTGAAAACGATGCAATGGAAAATAATTTATTAAAGAACAAAAGCCCTAGATTGCCTATATGACAGGCTATGAAGCCTTCTCAATTTATCATACTCTAAAATTACATTTCACCAGCGATTACGATTACTTTAAGTATAATGGTAAATGTAATATTAGTCCCACTACATTTGAAAATCGTAGGGACAAATACCATTTCTATAAACTGTCCCGTAAGTATCCCAACAAAGAACAATTTCAGAGCTTTGTAATTGCCAATCTATTTGAGAATAGTGAGGCATGGGCAGGCACACTATTGCAACCTGAAGCTGAGGTAAATTACCTATTACGGCAGAAGGTAGTTCAATCTCTTTCTTATACCTTTGAGAATGATTGTAAAGTTATTTTTGAAGATTGTAAAGATCCTAATGAAGTATTGTCAACGAATGGAGACCATCCAAGACTGTTAACAATGGCTTTACGCAAAGAGATATCACCAGAAACACTAATCGTCCTAAACGCAATCCTGCAATTCTTACCGATGTGGGATAGGAAGATTACCGATACAATACGATGGCCAGATTACCGAAGAAAACTAACAAAGTATGCCTCTTTTCTTACCTTTGATACTGTAAAATATAAACTTATACTAAAGAAACAAATACAAAATTATGTTTGAACTTGATATCTCGGATAAAGAAAATAATTTTAAATTATATCAATGCTCCTTTATAGAAAACAATCATAAAGAGTTAATTCAAGATTTAGAATTAGCTTTTTCTAGGTTTGATTTTGTTTTCAATGGTCCTGATAGCACAAACTTTTATAGATACTATAATTTTTTTCAACTTACAGCAGGTTCAGTTAATTATCACAAAATTTTTAAAAATTTAATTCCTGTTGTTAAAGATTATGTTGGTGAAGAAAAACCTTTATGGTTTCAATGTTGGGTTAACCGACATTCTCCAGAAGC